CGTGTTCGAGCCAGGCCGGCCCTGAGTGGCCCACACGGGCCAAGGTGTTGGTTACGACGCGGGCAGCGTGAGCACGGCGAAGGGCTTGAGCGTTGTGCTGCCGGAGACCGTCTTGATCTTGGTGCCGGCGCGCATCAAGGCGCGGTAGCTGGTCTGATTTTCGGCGAACTTGAGCGTGGAGTTGGCCGTGATCTCGAGGTCCTTGCGGATGCCGACCGCGAGGCCCATCGGATCGCCGAAGACGGCGATTTTGGCATTGGCCGCGTCGGTGCTGGGCGCGGCGTCGGCGAGGATGACCGGGTAGCCGAGGATGCGACCGATGGCGCCGAAGCTGGGGGCTTCCAGCGCGCTCTGGAAGAGCGGACGACCATCGGATGCGGTGATGGCCATGGCTTTGGCCAAGATGGTCGGATGCAGCCACCACGCGGCGCCGCGACGGAGGACCGACGGGCTGACGGTGGTGAGGCACTTGGTCCAGTCGTCCAAGTTGGTGTTGGCGACTGTGGTGTGACCTGTGGCTGCGGCGGCCGCGAGGTTGCTGTTGGCCGACGCGGCGTTGAAGATGCCGACATAACCGCCATCGGTCTGGTTTGCGCTACCGGCGGCGGCGAGCGCGGCGTAGTCGAGGCCATAGGCGACGGACTGGGCGAGCTCCCGGAGCACGAAGGCCGCGGCGTCCACGGCGGAGTCCTCGATCAGCTCATTGCTGACGTGGATGAGGGCCGCGATGGTCTGGATTGCGAGCGTGACGCTGGCGCCGGAGACGTCGCCGGCAGTGATGGCCGAGCCCTCAGCCGCGCCGGAGCCGGAGCCGATCCAGTAGTAGCTGGGCCGTGCTGTGGCGAGCGGGATGGCAGTGGAGCGCGCCGGCGCCATGATGACGTGGAACCCGGACCAGACACCGTACTCGGAGAGCAGCGAGTAGATTTCGTCAAACACAGCGCTGGGCACGGTGGCCTGGCCGAGGCCGGAGTCAGAGCCAGTAAGGGCGCGTTTTTGCGCATCGCTGATCGGCAGGCCCTTGAGGTGACGGAGCAGGCCGGTCCAATAATCGCGGCGCTCCTCATTGGCCAGGATGCCGTGGATGATCTGGTCCTCGCGCGAGCGGAAGACATTGCGGCGCTCGGCTTCGAGGGCCTGCAGGGTTTTTTTCAGCGAGACCAAGAGCTGGGCGTGATCGGCGTGCTGATTTTTGAGGCGCGTCATTTCCTCGAAGGAGGATTTGACGGATTTATCGAGCTGATCGAGGTTGCGAATGAGCTCGGCCTGCTGGCCGCGCAGCGATTCGACGCCTTCAATGATGGTGTCCTCGAACGATGTGGTGTTGGGATTCATAGTGATGGTCCTTTCTGTTTTCAACGGTTGCGAACTTTGAGCGGGCCGCGAAGGGCGCGCTCAAACCGCTCCAGGAACGCCGCGCGCGCCCGCTCACGCGCCCTGGCCGCGAGAGCGGGATCGAGAGCGGCCTGGGCTGGATGTGATTTCGCGGCGGCTGTGCTGGAGAGGAAATCGATGTCATCATCGGAGAGCGCGCCGGCTTTGTAGCTGCGGGCGACGGCATTGGGGTTGGCGCCGATGATGACTGAGCTGAGCTCAATCTGCTCCTGCTCGACGTAGATGGTCTTCACCTGGTTCGCGTCGAGGCCGAGCTCTTTGATCTGATCCGCGAATGCGGAATAGCTCTCGCCGTCCCATCTGGAGAGCCAGCGGAGGGGCTGGAAGCCGACGGAGACGGCGCGGAGATAGCCGGCGCGTGTCATGGCCCAGCCGATCTGGGCGAGGCGATTGGTCGGGACATCAATGGCCCATTTGACCACCTCGATGAGCTTGCGGGCGCGGACGCCGAAGTCCACGACCTGGCCGAGGAGATACTCCAGGGAGTCATATTTGTGGCTGTCAACAAACGGCGCATTTTTTTGGAAGCGCGAAAAGCGCCAGCCGTCGGCGCGGATGACCTCATTATAGCTGTCAAGGGACTCGTCCGAGGCGATGTATTCAACGAGGCCCTCACGCTCATCGAGGACACGCGTCTGTGGATGGATGACGCGGCGGATGATGGCGTGGTCCGGCAGGGGTATTGAGGTGATGTTGAGTTGGACGCGGTCTGTGGTGCTCATGATTATTCCTCCTGATCTTCAATGGATGATTGGCCTTCTTCGTCGCTGACTGGGATGTGTGTGCAATGGCAGTTGATGACCTCCTTGGCCGGGCCGTCGGGGTCGCCTGGAAATTTACAGCCGTTCGGGAACTCCTCATCAATGGGAACGACCATGCCGTCGAGCTCGCGATGGGATGGGCGGACATTGTCGGCGCCGGAGGTGAGCCATTTTTTGAATTTGATGCCGGCCTGCTTCATGCCGAGGTCGCGGCCCTGGCCGAAGGCGGTGTTGGTCTCAGTGATCGCGATCATCATCGAGCGCGAGCGGGAGATGTTGTTGAAGGCGTCGCGGACGCGGTCGGAGAGCTCGTCTATGGTCTCGCCCTTCTCGATGCCGTCCTCCAAGGCGCCCTTGATCTGGCCGAAGATTTCATCCGCCGCGCCGGATATTTTGTTTTCACGATTTTTCAAAAAGCCGAAGAGATAATCCGGGGGCATCTTGAAGGCATTGGGCTCTTTGCCGACCTCGCTGACGACGCCTTTGCCGGCGTCATCGAGGGCGGCCTGCCAAAGGGGCTTGAGGGAGACTTGGAGAGATTTTTTGAGGCCGCTGAGATCGAACATGAACTCGGCGGCGACGGCGCGGGTGAGATTGGGCTTGGCTGCGAGCTGGCCCTGGGTGGCGCGGCTGAGCTTCTCCAGGACCTCGGCGCGGGCGCGCATGAGATTGAGGTTGATGCGGCTCTGGAATTTTTTGGCCCAGGCGCGCCGGCGAATCATCTGGGCGCGCCATTCGGGTCGCGCGGCGCGGAGGGCGTCGAGTGTGCAACCGCAATCGCAGACGCGCTGCTCTTTGCGGGCGCGGAGGGCGCGGATGATTTGGGTTGCGGGGTCGAGGCTGGCGGCGCCGGAATTGGCGGGTTGATTTTCATTCAGCTCAGGCAGATTTTCGGGCGCGGCGGTGAGGGCTTCGGCGGGTGTGACGCCCATGGGGAGGTAGGAGGAATCCCAGCCCGGGAACTCAGGGAGATCGAGGTCGAGATACTCGCTGACGAGGCTGAGCGGCATACCGGCGCTCCAGAGCTTGAGCGCGGTGTCAATGCGCTCGCGGCGGACGGCCTGCATGGTGCTGTGCTCATCCCAGTCGAAATAAGCGGTGACGGGCTGATTGATGATCTTGGCGGAGACAACTTCGATGGCGCGCGCTATTTTTTCGGAGACAGGTTTGCAGGTCTCCTCAATAAGTAGGAATCGGTCTGAAGCGGAGCCGATGGAGTAAGAGGCCTGGACATCGGCCATGCTGGCCGGGACGCCGAAGGCGAGGAAAATCTCGTGGCGATTGGCGAGGCGCTGAGCGACGAAAGAGGCGTCTGGAGCGCGGATTTTGGAATCTTCAATTTGCAGATCCCCGGCGAGGAAGATGGGCCGGAAATCGCCGCGCTGATTGGCGGCGCGCTTGGCTTTGAGCTCGCGGACGATCATCTCGCGCTGCTCCACAGTCGGGAACGCGCCCTTGGCGATGACCATTGGGCCGGTGTCGCCGTTGGAGGCGGCGATATGGCGGGCGAAGCGGGCTTGGAGATAATCGGCCTCGGCCGCGGTCATGGCGGGGCAAAGCTCGCTGAGGCCGCGCCATTCGCTATATGGATTCCAGTCGCGGATGTGCACCACTTGCTCAGGGAGCAGGCGATGGCGCCGGCCATCGGAGGAGATATATATCCAGCCGATGAGCTCGCCGCCGCTGACCACTTCATACATGCGGTCGGGGCGCGCGAGGATGAGCGGAGCGCGGCCAGCGGCGCCGATGAGCCAGGAGTCATCGAGCAGCCAGAAAAATTCGCCCGCGAGCTTGAGCCAGCCTATTGATGCCTCGATAAGCTCGGCGAAATTGAGGCGCTGCGCGGGTGCGCGCCAAAAGGCGCGGAGGTCATCGCGGTCGGGGTCGAGGACGAGCGGCACGGCGATGATGGGGCCGGAGATGCGCTTGAGTGCGCGCTGGACCCAGACGGACTGGGCATAGGGCTGGGTGAGGCCGGTGGAGATGGAGGAGGAGGTGTCGAGGCCGCGGACGAAATCGAGGGCCGGGATTTCGCCCGAACCATAGAGCGAGCGGGCCAGGAGACCAGCCAAGCCCGATCTGAGGGCTGCGAAGGGATGGAAAATGGATTTTGGGAGGTGAAGGGCCATGATGGGGTCAGATGTGCATGCAGGAATGCCTTGCAAAGCCCTTGCATTGCCTTGCATTTTGATTTCTTTTTGCGGCGCGATAGACCATAGCGGGCACACCCATGCGATGGCCTATAAACGATTTTAGCGCGGTCTGGAATTTTTGGCCGTCGCTGGTCATTGAATAGCATGGAAAATCCCGCGTATCTGTGGGGGTGTAGAGATGGGTGGTCATATCACTTCGGCGTAGAGGTTGGCGGCGGCGGTCTGGAGGGCGGCGCGGTTGGCCAAGGCGAGGGCGGTGCAGCGGTCGGCGTGGCCATCGGCGGTATGGGGGGCACGGTATGTCACCCCACCGCCCTGGAGGCCGACGCGCTGGACGCTATGGAGGTCCTCACGGATGGAGCGCGAGACGGGGATGCGGAGGCGGCGGGCCTCGAAATTGGCGCGGAGACGGGAGAAAATCTCGCTCTTAAGCGTGTTGGTGAAGTTGCAGAGCTCGATTTTGCCGTAGCGATGGCGCGAGGGGTCCCACTGACCAACGGAGTTGGTGAGGTAATCACCGAGGCCGATGCCAGGGCCGGTGTAATCGAGGGCGCAACGCTCGGCGCGGGCGATGCGTGGACGGAGGAGCGCGACCTGGTCGGGTGTCGATATGCCCTGCATGACGAGGACCTCGCGGGTGAACCAGGTGTCACCGATCAGCTCCAGCGACCACGCGACACTGAGGTCGCGTTTGCGGGCGAAGTCGATGCCGATGACGATGCGGCGACCGGCGGCGCCGGTGTCCCAGAAATCGGTGGGGACAGACTCG